CTACCAGTCGCTACGTGTTTCGCAAGAGACCAAGCGGACATTGATTTACCATCTCCTCCTGAACCGAATAGCAAAACGGTGAATGGTGCGGGCAATATATCGGGGATAGTAAATTGTCTTTCTACTTTTAAGTTCATAAGAGATTCAATGGTCATAATTTCAGATGCATTTTCATATTTCATCTGATCTATAAGTAATTTTTCTATACCCTGTTGATCTCTATATCCAGCTTTTATTGATAAAGCATTTAATTTATAATTCATCTCAGCTGGATTATCTATATCCAACAAATCTTTTGCTTCTTTTATTAAATCATCAAACTTTGGGACGCTTAGTCTCGTTTCTTGTATGAAGCGTTTTTCAGCTTCTTCAACAATCTTTTTTACGGTTTCAGTAAATCTCTTTCTATCGGGATCTTCTCTATCTGCTAACCAAATAAGAGTGCCTAAACCAATACCACTTGATTTTGATTTGAAAGAATAAAATACTTCAGTACATGGGTTACCTTCTTGCCATTCTTCAGAATAATCAGGATCTTCAGATGACCATTGAGACCAAAGGTGTAAACCCATGTCATTAGGTAAGACAGAATGTATTGCCATACCAACTCTTACCCAATGATCTCTACTGCCAGCTCCTTTCTGAGGGATGACAGACATACAATCAGCGATGATTTGTGCTATTTCATCTTGAGTTCTATCTGTAAAATCAATATCTTTTTTAATAATATTAGTATCTTCCTTCTCTTTCATTTCTGCTATAAGCCACTCAGGAGCAACTGGAACAGCATTCAAATCTCCATGAAGCGTATATTTACCTTCGGGAGTATTTGTTCTCTCGTGACCAGGATAAAGCCCATATAAAACTCCTTGTCTTCCCCATAGGATTTCATAACTTCGATCACCTAGTCCAAAACCTTTTAAACCTTGCCATCTATCACTAGGAATTCTAAAAACATATTTAGCTGCATTTTTTTTAGTAGAAGTAATTTTTGGAGCGTTTTTTAAATCATCTCCCCATAATTTTTGATAAATTTTTAAATCTGCATCAATATCTAAAATTACATAACCATTACCACGGATACCAGTAAATAATCCAATAGCCTGTAAATCTTCATTCTGTCTGATAGCTAATTCAGCATCAGCTGGTGTGAATTTTCTATGATGTGAATCTTCTAAAGGAGTTTTACCTTTAGATAATTTCCCCGATATTAATTTTGAACCTTTTTTATAGATTGGTGCGCAAACGAAGTCAGAAGGTAAAGACTTTACAAACGTTAATAAACTCATGTGTTATACTAGCAGTGTAGACTGTAATTACTTCTCTTTAGGATAATTCATTCTCT